AATAATGATAAAAAATATCAATATCATTTTCCTTTGGAATTTCGAAGTGATGGTCAGTACGTGTCTTCACAATTTCATTCCCATAATATTTTACATCTTAAAATCATATTAAATAGATTAAATCTATTGATATTAAATTATGATGTTCACAGATTTGCTGATACATATATTTCAGTCTCAAATGAAATAATGAAATATATGTTAGACGGTGGAGTTATTAAATCTGGAAGAACAATCAAAAAACTATTCACTCCAATTAATTTATATTATGGTATGGACATTTTTGATTCTGATTTTAATCAATTTCATCTTCATCCTAGGTATGTTAATATTCCAGAGATGGATGAAAATAATCCATTAATGCGAACTGAATTTTCGAGCGCTGTGGATTGCTCTAAATGTGAAATTCCTCAACAATGCAAGGGAGTATACACTAAAGATATTCGTGATGCAATTAATGAATCAATTGCTAAAATATCTGAAACTGGAATGGTTGATTTTGTAAAATTTATTAATGATAAATTAATAAAAATAAAAGCACATCCTTCTATAGTTTATGATTTAATATTTATACGTATTCATTTATTCATGGGAGGTTATTCCCATACCCATCAACTCACTGATTTTGATGCTCAGATTAACGAAAATATGTTAAAGAATGAGAAATATATAGATGATATCAAGACTACGAAATCTAACCACTGGGTCTTTGATAGAATGTATAAACATGGATATGACACTACAGCTAGGTTGATTACTGAAGGATCATATCCAACTGGATCAGCGTTTAGGCAAGGGATAAATAAGTATATTACTTCAAAAAGTTCTGGATTAATGCCTATATCAGTCAAACTTGAATATGATGATGTTCGGAAAAATAGAAATATTAAACTTACATCTAAAAGCGCTAATTTATCAATAACTGGAAAATTAGCTCTAGATATAAGTTCAATTACCACTAAATCTCTTACTGATTCAGAATTCATTAAATCTTTGAATCCTGAAGAATTGACTAGTTATATTAATGGCAATATGCCAATTCACTTAATATTACAGAGACGTGGAATATCAAGGATTGGTTCCCGTAGTACTGTTGCTTTCAGAGCTATTAGACCTATTTATATAAATGCTTTGCCTGTTCATTTAGGCCAAGCTATTACTATAGGTCCACACGTTGAAATGTCAAATAGATTTCTAAAAAATAAACCTGTATCAATATTTTCAAATGATGTAGATATGGGCAACTGTATATCTACAATGTTTCAGGATGGATCACTTGATTTAGTTGCTCCTGCTGTAATGGCCTCATCTTTAGGCAAACTGTTATGTGTATGTGCTGATTGTTCTGCATGGGATCAACATTTTGTCGCTCTTATAATAATAAAATATTTTAATGGTATGAGGAAAGCTTTTTCTGATAATCCTTTATTTGATAATGAAATATATATGTATGATAAAGATATGGGGTTAAATATAACACAAGTTATAGATTGGCTAATCAAAATAATGTCTGAGCGAATGTATGTCGCTCAGTACTCTCACTCTTCTATAATTTATTTAATAAAATTCATGACCAGTGGAAGCTTGTTTACATTCTTTTTAAATTCAGATTTAAATTCAGCTATATGTGAAGAAATTTCTTCTGAATTAAAAAGTATGTCATGTAGGTATGTATGGGTATGTAACGCTGGTGATGATTCACTAGCTTTGCTAAGTTCACCTCGTGAACTTAAATCTAATAAAATTTCAGAAATAAAGAAAATAATTGTTGATAAATATGGTCAAGCAAACCAGAGTACTAATGTAACTAAAACAGGGATAAGTGCAATTTCTGGTGAATTTGCTAAAATATATTGGATGTTTGGAATGCTTTTTCGGGATCCTTCAATACAATTTTTTGAATCAGAAAAAGAATCTAAGACTGAAAGTTACATAGAAAAAATTCGTGGATACGCCCAGAAAATATTTGAATGTAATAAAAGGTCAATTGGTAGCATCAGACTTAACTCACTATACGCTAGATTAATACTAGGGATGAGTTATAAATTTAATAGCTATATTGATACTCCTAATAAAAATCGATTTTTAGTAAAATATTATCCACCATTAGCAGCTGTGATCGTTCCTACATCTGTAAAAGGTGGACTTGGGTATACTTTTTCTGGAGTATCATTAAACGAAGTGTTGTTTTTAAAATTGCATTTCGAAAAAATCATTGATCAGGCTATACCTATACTACAGTGTTTAGATTTTGATGTTGATAGAGGAATGATAAATGGATTATTTATGCATTATTATCCAGAGAAGTTAAACGTATTAAAAAGCATAACTAACGTTGATGCAATTAGTAAACTTAAAAATATTGAATTTTCAAGTGAGGATCCGACTGTTAATGTTGGAAGTTTCAAACGTGGAGTTGATTATCAATTATCACAACTGAATTATGAAAAATCAACGAAAAGCAATGAGGCTTTCATCAGGTTAGAACAAAATAGCGTAAAAATGCCCGAGAAATTATTATATGCAAATTCACCTTATAGAGCTTTTTATGACGCTATTAGTGTCATAGGATTATCAAAGGAATCAATAAAAAGATCATTTTCAATTAACATATCAAAAATGTTTAAGATGGGATCTATATGTACCTTAAATAAAATTAAAAATAATGATTCATTAAAAAGTTTGTATCCAATTTACTACGCCTTTGATTTTGTCAGAATGCGTAAAACTTATAATAACAAGCAGACACATGAAAGGTATTTAAGTTCACCTTCATATAGTAAGATAATGGAACATACTTTTGGGTCTAGATCAGAATCTCATTATTCTATAAATGTACACGGATCTAATATAGCATTAAGTAAATTTATAAAAAGGAATGGAATTGGATTAACTGAGATTTCACTAATGAGGGCAATAACTGAAAGTGGTGTATTAACTTCAGATAACGTGAAACGTGATTTACAAGATTTCTTCTTAGCTATATCAGGAGACTCTCTTTCATCTGAAGAAGCAACTTCAGAAATGATGAAAGATAATATATCTTGGGAAGGGGAATTAATATCTTTACATGTAAATGGTACTATATTAGAAAATATGGATTTTTCAATTAATAATATTACTGAAAATGTTGCTATAGATTATGCTATACCACAAAAATTAGCTAAATTAATACGTACTATTATGTTTTGTTATATAATACAATACGGCGCGTTTACCAATAGTATTGAATATTATGGTAATATAAGTATAAATCCAAATTATGCTGAATTAATTAATAAACTTACAATGAAGAATACATCTGGAAAATTGCGCAGACTGGTTA